CACAGCAGGTTCTTTCCCAGCCTGATCCCTTAGTCTTTCCTCCTCCTGGTTTCAAACTAATTTCTATCTCCTGGAAAGATGTGGCACTCACACGTACAATTGAGTTTTGAGCACGAAGTGTGCATTTTATAACTACAGCTTGCACTTATTCGTGGAAGGTATACATCAGTTTTAGGTTCGGACTTTCGTTTCCATTTCAAATTGCTTACAATCGGTTCTGTTCGAAGAATTCTAACTCCGTTTCGTCTCATACGTTGCAGGCAAAATTACCTTTCTATTTTATTCATACTTACGTAACTTTGTTATTAACTTATCGTCAATCTCTTTCCATGAACGCGTAGTATCTTCAATTAAAATTGCTTCTAAATCGTTCAATGCTTTTCTATCTTGTGCTTCGCGAGCAGCAGCTAACTGCTTCTTATAAGCAGTAGCAGTAGCTGTTTCGTAGAATTTATTCGACGATAACCATTCGATCATGCTCATATGGTTATCTATACCGTAATTAAATAAAATTGCGTAGTTAGCTTCTCTGAATGGAAGACCAACTTTACACTTCTTTACTTTAGAATTAATATTTACGCCAATGACGCGTTCAACCCCGCGAACTGTCTTCTTATTTTTTCCTGTTTCAACAAGCCATAAAACTTGACTTGCATAAAAATCCAAAGCTCTACCACCTGAACGAGTTTTCGTTTCGCCAAAAGAGATACCAATGCGATCTCGAATCTGACTAACGATTCCTAGCGTGCAATCTTGAGCAGCCATTTCGGCAGTAATAGAACGAAACATCTCGCTCATTTCTTTTGCCTTTTGAGCTCCCATCGAGCCTTTTTCTTCCTTACCTTCCATACGTGCCGTGAATCGTTCGACTTCAGCATCATCAGATAACGCATCCAATGAATCTAGAATATAAAGAGAAGGCCCGCCCTGATTTGCAAACTTAAATAAGTCCTTACTAAATTCTTCGACCGTATGAAGCATCTGTTCAGGGCGTTCAACACTTGGAGGAAATCCTAATACTTCTGCAAATGAATCATCAAATGCAGCTTCTGCTTCTGCATATCGCATTCTACCATTCGGAAATGTTTTTGCAAAGTTTGCAAAAGCTTCTATTGCTAAAAGAGTTTTACCACTAGATCTATCTCCAACAATATTAAATACTCTACCTAATGCCCAACCACCACCCAAAGACAAATCTAATAATGTAGAACCTGAAGAAAAGAAAGTTACTGATTTTTCTTTTCTCAATTCTTCTAATCGTGATTCTGATAATGCGACTTTTTCTTCCATTGCTCCCTACTAATTCAATATTAACTTTCTCTTTTGCGTCTCTACAACAGGTATATCTAGTGTTTGTGGTTTCTTGCTTTGTTGTTGTTGTTGCATGGCGTATATTATATCTCTAGATATTCGTTCATCTCGTTGTCTTTTTGCGGCTAAAAGATCATCGTATTCAGCTTTTGAAATTACTATATTTTCTGGCGACTCTATTGCGTTACGTTGTCTTTCTTGAACGCCGCCATAGATATATGTTTGCGGAGGCGCAGTTGCGATGTAAGGATTTGACGGATATATAGTTTGATAATATGTATATGTGTTTGTTAAGGGCCATTGATACGTTGTATACATTCCAGGTGCTGTTGCTACTTGTGTTATTGCTGGTGTTGTTACTGCATTTGTCCCAACTCCGTACGTGCCTGATTGAACATCAAGAATACCCCAACCAGTTCCTGTAGTTGCAAATGTAACTGCATCGTTCGCCATATTACCTCAAAATTAATTATACATAAGTAAGTCTACTACTTTTCTGCATCTTCTATTTCTTCTACTTCTTCTTGTAAATCTCTGGGATCCATGTCTTTTGTTAAAACTGTTGCGATTGCATGACGTTTTGTGTCATATACAACGCGTATCTCACCTTGAGAAGTCATTACATCAAATACTGTTCGTGATAATGATTGCTTTAAAACTAACTTCTTCAATTTTGAATTTGAAGTTTGAATAATTTTAATTATTTCAGCACGCAATGGTTTTTTCAACTCTATACCAAGGCGCTTCTTAGCGCGCTTTCTTGCATGCGCATGTAAATGTGCCTTTTTCTTTTCTGTTTTCTTTCTGCTTTGTTTCCGCATTTATAATGCCCCGGAATTAACTTTCTGTTCGCATTTCTACTATAATACTCCTTACGTGATCAAATAATGCTTTCAATTCTTTTGTATTGTTGACGAATTGATTTTCGTTTGCAGTTAGCTTACGTAGATATAAGTTTGAATCAAAAACTAATGCTTCGCCGCAATTTAAACACATTGTAAAAGCTCCTGGCGATGGAGCTTTCTCTGCCTCCTCCCTATTAGATCCAGCAACGCTTGATGCCTCATCCATCTTATATCCACAAACTGGACAATGTGAAACAGGAACCGGATAACTTACAAATTGTCGTGCAAGCATTACTTCTTCTCCAATCTAATACGCGGCCAAAACTTAATACCTCCGCGAGGCGTGAAACGGCCTTGAACTTCTAACCAACGAGGTTCTAATAACGCAAATAGATCTTTTGCTATTTGAACTGTCATTGCTTCGTGGAAAATTCCAGTAGACCGATATGAAAATAGATAGAGCTTTAATGATTTGCTTTCAACGCACCGGTCTTGAGGAGAATACTTAATATAAATCTCCGCAAAATCTGGCTGCTTTGTTAATGGACACAGACTTGTAACTTCAGGCGCTACAATTTCAATTTCAAATGGTTCTTTACTTGGGCTAGGAAATGCTTCTAACAGCGACGGATTATATTCCGTAATATATTCTGTCTTGCCGCTTCCTAATGCTGTTAATCCTGCATGTAAATCTGTTGTCAAATACTTCTCCTTTCAGCAAATAAAAAATATCCGAACCGATACTACAAATTCGATTCGGATATATGGAAAGATACAACGTTTTTACTTACCTGTATCAAATCGTGCTCTAAGCGCATTTGCTCTAGCAGATACAGCAACGGGTCCATTCTTTGGAGCTGCTGTCTGTTGAGGCGTTTGCGCCGGAGCGGCTACTGCTACAGGCATAGTCTTTGTTTCGCCATCAGTCAATGGCCGTCCAAAATCATGATCGCCGTCGTGGCCGTCTTCCAATGCGCATCCCATCTTTTCTCCGCGAATTGAAATTGTTTTTGCGCAATAAGGCGCAATAGTCATCTTTGTAGGCTGCGCAGGCGCATCAAAATCTGCGTCCGGTTCATTGACTGGTCTATTCTTCTCTTGAACAGCTTGCTGCATCGGAGCAGATTGAGTCTGCTGTTGCTGCCCACTTGGAGTATCGACAGGATAATTGCCTTGGAATAGAGCAGCTACTTCTTCATAGCTTCTCCAGAGTAGAACTTTATCAATGGGATTCTGTTCAATATAATCCAACATCTTTGAATCAACTGCACTCGGACGTCGTGCCAGCTGAATTCCAATATACTTTACAATTGGCGGTTCGCCTTCACGCTCAAATGTAATATCAAAGCCTTCTGTTGGGTGATCAATCTGATACAACTCTCCAGATTGGCGATCACGACATAGCTTAGAGATATCGCGATCTAAAGTCCAAGGCATAGCCCACAGCATCGGCGTACTCTTCTTCTTTTCATCGCCGCCCGCGCCTTCTTCTGCACGGTCAATTAACCAAACTAATACTCTACGAGTTGGCTTGTAATCGCCCGCATCTTCGCGGCCCGCAGCTTCCATTTTTGCCTGATGCTGACAAATTGGACACGGCTGCATCTTCATCTTTTGATTACAAATAACTGTTCCGCCGTCCGGACCTACTGAGTAGTGTACCCACAGATCATATCCATAATGCCGCGGATCGTTCCATGTAGGAGGAAGAATGCGAATATAATTGTCGCCCTTCTTTGGCGAGTAGAGTTGAAAATCATCTAATGCGAAACTGGCAAACCTTGAGCCTGTCTGACGCTCACGTTTCTCCCAATCACTTTGACTTCGAGGACGATATTGGAATGAGGACAAAGTATTTTCCTTTAAGTCGCTAGTCGCGAACATGTGCGATAGCCGTTACTTTCTGGATACTTTATTCTCCTTTTGGTCCAACTCTTTCTTACACTTTCAGAAATAATCCTTTTGTATTCTGCCGTATCATACACAGCCGCATTTCTTTTCCGACCGCGCTTAGCAAGCATTGCTACTGCGTGTTTTTTGCTTTGCTTTTTCCCTAGCATCCCTCGATTCAGATTTATTGCTATATCTCTAAATGCGCTCGCAGATTGTTTTTTCTTTACTGAATCTGGAGTCACCCAGCCTAATTTATTCTTATTTCCTTTCAAAGCAGTTGAAAGTCTATTTCTTGCTTCTTGGCCGAGAAGTTCTCCTCCTTCTCCACCGTAAGTCATATTAAAACCAAATTCTGGTCTATAGCTTCCAAATGCCGCTATCCATAATCTTTCAATGTATTTAGCTTCTTGCCGTGAGCTTATTTCGCATAACGTTTCGTATTCAAATTGCTCTTTTCCGTATTTTGAAATTGCTAAATGCAAATGATAATCGCTACCTTGTTTAGCTGCTTCACAATGTTGTGCCCATCGATTTTCTACGCCTTGACTTGTAAAACCTACATAAACTCTATAATCTAGTTTATGTTTAATTAAATACACCTGGAAATTAGCCATCTATGATAATGCAACTTTCTTTAAATTTAACTGCCTTATGTTATAATTATACTATTACCGGTTAATAGCCCAATTAAAAATAGCTTGAAAATTGTTACCTGTAAAGATATGACAACCGATTTTAATTCTTGAATTTGATGCTTTTGCTGGCCATTCTTTCTTTGGATTAATTGCTTTGCTGCCGCCACGAACTCTATGCGCTGTTCCAAGAATTACGGCAGCAACAGAATTGCGAGTAATATATCTATGCCCGTTTGTTTTCTTAGCAATTCTACTTAGAAGGGTAAGCTTGCGCCCTTTGAAATCTTCAACAATAATCATACTATCCTCTGCCGTGCGTGAATTCTTGCACATTACGTTATTGAAATATTCTTTGTTAGCCGCTTTCTAGATGAGCATCTTTCGTATCTAGTATATTATAATTATACTATTACGGTTAAAACTTTTTTGTATGTTCAGCGTGCGAATTATTGCAAATTGCGCAATTTAGGATATCAGCAGATAATTCAGAACCATATGTTTTGATGGCATATTCAGCGTGCGGCTTTTCTTGGAAACTATGTGTTGTTGCTGCAAGACGCTTTCTAACAGACATTAAAATTATTCCTAAGTAATTTTGTCCTACTCTGTAAACTGTTCCCCAAAACGTATCTCCGTGCTTATTGCCTTCTTCGAGATGGGCATCTTTCGTATCTAGTAATGTTTTCATTAAAGTTGCTTTACTAAATTTCTGTAGGACGAGATCATACATAATCTTGACCTTCTTTGGTGCAGTCAGTCCAAGTTCTTCTATATAAACAAGTTCTTCCCAATCATATCGAAGATCTATCTTGTTTCCAAACTTTTTAGCTTCGGGAGGAGTAAGAGTACAGAATTTTCTTCGTATATCGAAATCAAGCGTTTTAGCTGCTTGGTAAGCATTTTCCACAGAAGGAAATAACAGTCCTTCATACTCTATCCAACATTCGTAAAAATTGGAATAGATTGCGTTCTTTCCTGTAAATGATATAATAGCAGGAACAGCAGACATTTTATACTTCCTCGATATCGAAATTGCCAAATGGAATAACAGTAGCCGCGTTTTTCAAAATACGTGCCATATTTGCAGCTCCTGATGGATTCCAGGAATGAATACAAACTTTATTACCAAGAAATCCCGTCTCAGCTAGATGAAGCGCTACTTCTTGACCATTGCCTTTGCCGGTTTGATTCTCGCCGGTATAATCTAAAATGCCAAGGTCATGGTCTAAGAATACAAAATCAAACGGTGCGCAACACGTTAAAATAGAAATTGCTTCATCTGCTGTTTTTGCAATTGTAAGATTATGTATCTTTTTCTTCTTGAACCACTCAATTCTTAGTTCGGAATCCTCCAGTAAAAAGACTCGCGAAGATTTAGGAATTTTGAAGCAGAGAGCAGACATTTATTCCTTCCTATCCTTGGCTTTACGTGCAAGAAATTCCCAGTACGAACGAAAATATGCTGCAGAACACAATCGTACAGAATAATACAGTACGAGCAAGAATACTGGAGCCCCGATGAAATAGCTTACAGCTGTCATGCCTTCTTACTATCCCTAATTTGTTTTCTATATTTATCGCGTATAAAATCTTGACTTATGAAGCCCGCATATATCAAATCTGCTGTAACTCGTAAGTTTGCAGACTTAGTTCTTAATGCTTCCATTAACGATGCCCACAAAGCCGCATCCCGTCTAGCTTCTGCAAATTCAACTAACTTTGCATTATAATCTTCATCCAATGGAACTTTCGATTCTATTGCAGATTCTGATAAAGGCTTTCCATTTGTTCCTTGAGAATTCCTTAACTTTTCTGCTGCCATTGCTCTTGCAACATCAACTTCTGTTTTTAATGTCTCCCTAATTTCTATTGCTAAAGCAACGCACTCGCCGCATTCGCGAATTAATTCTGGCATTTCGGAAACATTACCATCCATATTGTCAAGCTCTATTCTCGTGCGCGCTTGTAAGAAAACGTATTTATCTTTTCTAAATTCTGGTTCCATATTACATACATACTATTACTAGGACTTAATTCTTCTGGAAGCCGCTTTTCGAACTCGAATTTTTTCTTTGCTCTTGTCGTCTTTTTCAAATTTATATCCAACGAGTTGATGCGCAGCTTTGCATTCTGCAAAATACTTATCAATTTGATCATCTCTATAGCGCATTGCCCTACTAAGTTGTCTCCCCGTAGTTATGTTTGCGGCAATATTATCCAGTATAGCTTGTAAGGATAATGGCTTAGTATTTCCTATGTGGAGTAAAAGATCCTCTAAAGCTTGCCATTTAGGCAGCTCAGTAACACTCTGCTGCAACTTTTCTATTTGCTCTTGCAATTGTTTGAATTCAGATTTTTTCATATTTCGCTCATATTTCTCTCATATAAAATTGCCCGAACAGGCCCCAGACTGGAGGTTCATAGCACTGATCCGGGGCCTGCACGTGTTCGGGCGTTATTAGCGCATTACCAACTCGGTTCGCTAAAGACCGACTCAACATGACCTGCTACCGTCGAACACTCTTTACCCGGCCCAATAGCAGGAGCGGTTGAGGCGCCGAAGGTGACCGCCGGGCAAACTTTTGAAGTGGCCCCGCAGTCCATGGGGCCACTATTATTAACGCTTTTCGAAAGCCGGTACGCTAAAGACCGGTGCAACGTAGTTGACTCTGCGAAAACCCGCATACCCAGCTCAGAGTCAACAGCGGTTGCCGCGCCAAAATGAAAGCAGCTGGGCAAACTTATTTCTTACGTGCTGCAACTTTTCGCATCTTAATAACTTTTGACTTCGGTGCTAGAGTTGCTTCGCGCGCTTCATATGCTAGAATTTCTTTTTCTACGACAGAGAAAGCTCGTTCAGCTCTTACTGCCATAGCGACAATCGTTTCTTTGTGATAAGCTACTACTGCACGTACATTCTGCGGTGAGTAGCCTGGATTTCCTACCTTATTTTTTAACTGTTTCGCGTAACGATCAATTGCTGCTTCAGCTTTCTTAATAATTGTTTGACGGTTCTTGATATGCCGAACACCCCATTTATCTTCATATCGCTTGTTTGTTCCAGGAGCGATCGCAGACATCAGAATCGGATGTAAACGTAGCGGAAGTAAAGTTTTTGCCTCCTCCGGCGTAAGATTTTCTTCTACCATTCGCTTTCGCACCTGATAGATAATATGCTGATCAAAACTTGTTGCAGCAATTTTATGTGCCGTATTAAACTTATTTAGTGGCACATCACATAGAACCTTTCTGATATACTCCTTATCGAATCCATCATTGTATAAAGATTTAATGACGTGAACAACATCTTCTGTTTTGTAGAATTCTCTATACCCTTCACCCTTTGGAGGTGCATTTTGACGTAATGCCCAAGCTTTCACTTCTGCTTTTTGTTCCTTTGTTAATGCTTCCCACGAGAACGGAAACATGCGCACACGAATCATTGTTGGCTGAGGTTCTTCGCGCTCCCATGCGTCAATTAAATGCCGCCCGTCAATAACAACCAAATCGGTTGTAACGTATGGTGGGCGTCTCCGTCCAAGATTGCCTTCAATCCGCATTTCATTGACTGCGTTAAGATTAGTGATAGCTGCGGCACGCACATCAAATTCTCGCGGCCGAAGTTTAGTAAGCAATACGTCAACTTCTTTCCAATCTGTTAAATTAAGTTCCTGCATACATCTCCTTAGAAGGGTACTTGTCCCCAAAGTATTTTTCCAATTGCAGTGTACAACAAAACTTTCTTATCCCAATAACTACCAATATCCGTAAAGGCGCGAAGCATTCTATAAATTTCTTCTGCTTCTGTTTCTTCACGCTTTGTCAATGTGCCGGCAATATAACTTGACATACTTCTTATTGCAGCCTCAGGGTCTTCTATTCGTTCCATTATAGAACTAATCTGTTTCCAACTTCGTCCGCCTTTGATTAAAAAGCGAGCAAGCTCAATTGCTGGATTAGTATCACTGTCTATTCCAGCTATGATTGTGCTTAGTTCTTCGCGGTTCTGACAAGCGTGCCCTGCTTGAAGGATACTTAGAGCCCGTCTTGCTGATCCTTCAGCGGCTTGTACTATTGCCTGGAAAGTATCATTTGTTACTTCCCATCCTTCCAGTTGGGCTACGACACCAATTAGATCTTCAATGTCTGGCGGCTTGATAGACTTCAAAGCCATCGGATAACATCTTGTTATAATCGTATCGGGAATTTTCTGCGGGTCAGTTGTACATAATGCAAAGTACGCAAAGCTTGGAGGTTCTTCAAGAA